GAACCGAATACGTCAAGATGCGTGGGAAACTGATTCCATGGTCTCACGCATACGGCAACAACGACGTTGTCGCCTATCGCCTCTCCGAAGCCGGGGTGACGAAGTGATCCGGTGGATTCTCAAGCCTCGGCTGAACCTGCTCGACTGCACCTTAATCGCGGGGTTTCCGGTACTCGTCATCGCTGCTGGAATATGGCTGGCACTGGGCGCTGTATTTGTCGGCTTGTTCCTCTCAACGGTTCTTGAGCAGCGATACTGGGGCAGCAAATGACCCTCCCCCACCCCGCAGATCTAGCCGCAGTCCGCTCTGACCGCCGCTCTGAGTGGCTCAAGATCATCGCTGCAATCCAAGTCGCCGCTAAGCCTGTGCTGGCGGGAAAGGAAGTGAAATGACGAAACTCGCAACCATCGAACCGCATCAGCCGCAGCAGATGGTGATGACACCGACCGCCATGCTGCAACAGGCGGTCACGTCCGGCGCCGGCTTCGAAGTGGTCGAAAAGCTCATGTCGCTCCATGAGCGCTGGGAGGCCGGGCAGGCCCGCAAGGCTTTCGACAATGCGATGGCCGAGCTGCGCCAGCACATGCCGACCATCATCAAATCACAGGAAGCCAGTTTCGGCAACGGCAAGGCCGCGTACCAGTACGAAGACCTGTCGGCCGTCACCGAGGCGCTGTCCCCGATCATGGCCGATGTCGGCCTGTCGTTTCGCTGGAAGACCGCCAGCACCGACAAGGGCGTGTCTGTGACGTGCATCATTTCGCATAGGGACGGCCACAGCGAGGAAACGACCCTGTCGGCTGGTCTGGACACGTCCGGCAGCAAGAACCCGATCCAGGCCCTCGGGAGCGCCGTCACGTACCTACAGCGCTACACGCTCAAGGCCGCTGTCGGTGTTGCCGCCGCCAAGGACGATGATGGGCACGCTGCGACCCCGCCCCAGGCCGTTGCGCCGCTGTCCAATGCCAAGTCGCGCGAGACATTCGACCGTCTGGTGAAGGCAACCCGCGCCTGCATGACGCAGGAGGAATACGACAGGCTCTGGACGCACCCCGCGACCCTAGCCGCCTATGCGTCGCTCCCCACCAAGTGGAAGTCCGACATGGACAAGGAGACGCGCGACAAGGAAGGCGAGCTGCTTGACCGAGCGGCTATGCGCGCCGCCGATCCCATCGATCCCACCGAACAGTTCAACCGCATGGAACAGGAGCGCGCCTCGTGAGCGACCTCAACATCTTCACCTGCACCGGCCGCCTCGGCGCCGATCCCGAGTGCCGCAAGTTCCCCGATGGCAAGCCTGTCGTGAGCCTTCGCGTGGCCGTGTCCGAACAGTGGAAATCGCGGGACACTGGCGAGAAGAAGGAGAACACCCTCTGGCTTCCGGTGACGATCACCAGCGAGGGGCTGTGCCGGATTGCCGAGGCGTATCTCAAGAAGGGCTCGCGCGTTGCCCTCACTGGCATGCTCAAGGCCCGCAGCTACGAAAAGGACGGCAACACCGTCTGGGTGACCGAGCTGCACCTGACGCCGTTTCAGGGCTCGCTGACCATGCTCGACGGCCCCGGCGACCGTGAGGCCGAGCCTTCGCGCCCGTCCATCCCGCGCGACAAGGCAAGCCGGCAGTTGGCGTCGGCGCCCGCGTTCGATGACGACCCGGATTCGATCCCGTTTTGAGTTTCCCCGCAACCAGGGACGGGTTGGCTAACGCCACCCGATTTATTCGATGGCAATGACCAAGGCTGAAAAGGCCCGCTACGAGCAGATGGAGGAAGCGCGCGACATGGCTCGCGCCCTCCGGTGGCCCGAGTATGCCGAGCCCGCGCCTATGACCGCAGACGAGATAAAGGCGAATGCCACTCTCGAGGCCAAGACGTCTTGGGGCGGCGCGAACTGCGTCTGCGAGGCGTGGCGCGTCATTTCCTATCAAGGCGGCACCGTCACCAAGATCTACACGGACGGACACATGGTCGTCAGCGACCTGACATCTGGGTCGTGGTCGCGGGATGTAGGCCCGCTTTATCGAACCCGCGAAGACGCTCTGCGCGTACTCCGCATTCGAAAGACCGCGGACTATGCCAGCCACCTAGCGACCATTGACCGCCTCATTGCACAGGGGTCGGCGCCATGACCCCGCGCGACCACATCACCCTAGCCGACGAAGCCGAGGAACAGTGGCTGGCGAACACGCGGCGGCTGCTTGAGGTCGCACGGCAGGAGCGCAGTGAGACGGCGTTGACGCGGGCGAAAATCCGCGTCGACAGCGAGCGGTTCACGCGCCTGCCGGACATCGTCAAGCAGGATTTGGTGACCATGTACCTGCGGGCAATGATGGCCAACGGGATGATGTTCCCATGAGCAAGCTCGTCCTCCGCCGCAAGGGCGCCACCCTCTACGCTCCGTCTCAGGACTGGGCAGACCAGATGGCGGAACTGCCGGAAGGTGTTGACCTCAACGTCAATGCCACCCGCGCAAGGTCACTGTCGCAGCTCGGGCTGTACTGGGGTGCCGTCTCGTTTGCGCTCCACCATGCGCCAGAGACATTCGACGGCATGTGGGCGGACAAGGACGCGCTTAGCGACTTCCTGCAGGTCGAGGTTGGCTTCGTCCGCCACGTCGCGTTCCCGCAGGAAGGTGGCCAGCCGATTTACGTCCGCTTCCCCGCATCGAAGTCATTCAGCGAGTGCGACCAGACCCGGTTCAACGGCTTCTTTGAGAAGGCAATGACGAAGCTGTCCGAACGTTGGGGCTTCGATGTGCTGGCGGCTTACCTGGAGCATATGCGCGGGAGGGATGCAGCATGAATATCAACATCGGCCCATTCCACCAAGCGTACTACGCCGACCAAATGCGATCAATGCTGCGTAGCGCCGTTCACACCGAGGGCTCCCAGAAAGCACTAGCGAAGCGCATCGGTATCTCGCCGCAGTTCTTGGGCGACATGCTCAACGACCGGCGCCAGATCACGGGAAAGGCACTGAAGTATCTCGGGTTTGAGCAGATCACGGTCTACTACCGCATCGGCGGTGACAAATGACCGCGCGCTCCCTCCCTGAGTGGATTGGCGCCACGCCTGACACGGCCATTCCACCCCGTGTCCGCCTTCGGGTGTGGACCCGCTGCGACGGCAAGTGTGGCGAATGTGGCCGCAAGATCCGCACCGGCGAAAGCTGGATTGTCGAGCACCTGGTTGCGCTCGTGAACGGCGGGCTCAACCGCGAAAGCAATCTCGGGATCACTTGCGGCTGGTGCAAGCCGAACAAGGACGCCCGCGACGTAGCGGAGAAGGCCAAGGTCGCCAAGATCAAGGCCAAGCACCTCGGCATCAAGTCCAAGTCCCGGCTGCAATCTCGTGGGTTCCCGAAAGCGGAGCCGCAGAGAACAGCTTCAACCCCACTTCAACGAAAGGCAGATCGGCCATGACCCTCGATGCAGCAGAGAAGGCGGGGGTGCCCGTGGTGCGCGGGTTGGTTTGGGAGAGCATCAACAGCTCGTCAATGTGGGCAGCACAGAAATGGGCGACGGCGACCGAATTCTGGTGGTGTTACCGCGTTGCCTTGACCGCAGAAAGGGCGCACTCGCTCGTGCTGGAGATGGGCGGGAACCATAACATTTACCTAGGGCTGCACTCAACCTGGGATGAAGCCGCCATCGCCGCCCAAGCCGACTACGAGCAGCGCATCCTGTCCGCCCTCAACCCCGACTTCCTCTCAGAACTCGACACAGCAAGGGCTGAGATCGAGAGGTTGCGGACCCAAGGCAATTGGGCGGTCCTGCATGACGTGCTGAATTACCTGAACACTCTGGAAGATCGCGTCGTCGCCAAGAAGGACATCTATGCCGCCGTGATGGAGATGAGGCCGCATCCACCCGTCTCCCAAGACGAGAATTTTCAGGACTATCACGAGGGCGTCGTGGCCGCTCTTGTTGAGCGCATGAATGCCGCAGAGTCCGCCCTCACCGCCGCACAGGAACGGATAGCGGAGCAGCGAGACGCGATCGCCAAGGCAATTGTGCCTTTGCAAGCGCAAGCCTTTCGCGCCGAACAAACACTTGGGTTTGTGCCGGCCGATCTTGCGGAAACCCTTCGCGTTCTGCACCGCGCCACCCTCTCCCCCGCAGTGAAGGAGCCGAAGTGATGGGCTGGGCAATTGGCTATGACGAAAAGTGGCAGCGGGACGTTGGATACGGCGTCCCTGCCATCTGCGACCACCCCGGCTGCAATGAGCCGATTGATCGCGGCTTGGCGCATGTCTGCGGCGGGGAGCCGTATGGCGGTGAACATGGCTGCGGGCTCTACTTCTGCGGCAAGCACCTACAGTACCGCTATCCGCGCGGCGAGGCCAGGGGCTACCAGAATTGCCCCCGCTGCATGACCTACAAGCCTCCGTACAAGCCGAAAGCCGACACGGCAGCTTGGGTTGACTGGAAGCTCACCGAGCCGAGTTGGCAGCAATGGCGCGACGAGAACCCGGAGAAGGTTGTGGAGATGCAGGGAGCATTGACCAATGCCTGACACCACACTGACCAGCGCGGAGCTGGATGAACTGGAAGCACTGGCGAAGGCGGCAACGCCGGGGCCGTGGTCAACGTCTGTCGACATAGGAAAAAGCTACATTGACAGCAACTTGACGCGCTCAGGGCGACCGGTTGCCAAGGTATACGTTCCAGACAACGCTGCCTACATCGCCAGCGCCAACCCCGCCACCATCCTCCGCCTCCTCTCCCTCGCCCGTTCTGGCCTCGAAGCCGGTAAGGCTGAGGAGAGTATGCGGGAGAGGGCGGCTGGGCTAGCGGACCAATTGCGGACGGTTGCAACGCCGGGCGAGAACGCCTTGTTCGGTCAAGGCATGGCCAACGCAGCCGACCAAATCGCAACCGCCATCCGCGCCCTGCCACCCGTAACAGCTACGGCTAAGTGGGCAGACCCGGCATACATCGAAAGGCTGGAACGCGGCGACCATTTGGACAGCGGCTTTCTCGACGCCATCCGCGCACTTCCCCTCACAGGAGGCGACAAGCCATGACGACCGAGATTGATGCCGAGGGGCTGGCCCGTTTTGGCCACCACCCGGACCCCGCAATTGACTTCGAACTAGAGGTTCAGGACCTTGAAGCAGAGGTTTACAACTTCATCGTAGGGTTTCAGCCGCTGCCACGCGAGAAACTGGACCAGCGTATCGACCTTGCCCTCGACTTCCGCGTAGGGGCAGTCCCCAGTTGTGTCCATGCAAAGGACGTGCTGCGCAGGCTGGCCCGCAGGTTTTTGAGCTACGACCCGAGCGCCACCACACACACCAGTGAGGCTGAGCCGGTGGCGCGCGACCCGATCACGGCGGCCGACCTGTGGGAAATGCTGTTCAGCATCACCAAGGACAATGTCCCGGATGAGATGACTGACGATCTGCTGGCGAGGCTTGCGACCGAACTCAACATCTGGGCCACCCTCCCCACCCCGGCCAGTGATGACCAGGTGGAGGCGGTGGCCTTCGACTCGCGCAGCGAGGCCGCATACTTCGGCTCTATATGGTGCCTGACCAACTACCAAATGGCGGAACTGGAAAAGACGTTCACCCGCCTCGCAGCTATGGGGAGTACTAAGCGATGAGCGACCCATGCACCGACTGCGGCGTGTCCGATCCGTTCATGTACCCCTGCCACCAGCAGGGTTGCCCGCACCAGCATGCCGAAACGGCCGATGAGCAGCCCTGCCCCTATTGCTTCGAAAGCAGCGGCTACGAGGCCCGCTACATCCCAGCGACTTGGTACGAACCAGCTTGGGAAGACACCGACTACAGCCGCCCATGCGAGCACTGCAACGGCACTGGCGTCTATCACCGCCCTGCTCCACGTTCCGCTTCCCCCGTTGATGAGGAGCCCTTCTGATGGCCAGCCGCAAACCCGTAGCGCTACCCAAGACCGTAATTGACTGGTGCCAGCCTTGCAAGAATGGCCAGCCCTTCGTCGCCGCCGATGGCTCCTGTCTTCGTTGCGGGGCCGACCAAGGCGTGCGCGGCTCTGCCTGCGGTGGCCAGCCATGACCCCGACAGACACTCTCCGCGAGGCGGTGGCGGAAGCCGTTCGGCCGCTGCTTTGGGAACGCAAGGCTTCAAACATTGCCAACGCCGTAAACGCAGTGGCCAAGTTGATCCGCCGAGGCGCTTTCAATGACCAGATTTGCGCCATCATTGCGGACACATCCCGCAACGGGCCGGATGACGGACTGACGCGGATCGGCTTTGTCTCGAAGATGACCGTTCACATCATGGACAGCAGCCGCCCACCCATCAGCTTAATGGCCGCCAAGTCGCTGGCTTGGCAAGCTTACGACGAGTTCCGCCGCGACAACAATGTCAAGTTCGGTGACGCCGGCTGGGATTGGTCCGGGCGCGGCGCTCGCGAGATCGCTCAGGAATACGTCATCAACTATTTCGAGGAAGCAGCATGACCCCGCCCATGACTGACACGATAGACGTTGCAGCGCTGGTGGAGCGGGCGAAGCGGCTTATGCTGGACAATGGTTGCCCGCCAATATTCGGGGAATTTGCCACCGCCCTCCATTCCCAAGCCGACGCGCTTGCCGCGAACGAAACGGAACTCGATCTGTTGCGCAAGCGCGTTGACGGCCTACTCACCGCCGAAGCCTCCCTCGCCACAATGCGGGAAGCACTTGAGCATATCGTGCAGTGGTCGGAAGCGTACCCCATCGCGGCTTTTCCCGAGCCCGATTTCGCCAAGGTCCGCGAATTGCTCGCAGCCGGGGGCATAGAAGTGGGCGCGGTCAGCGCCAGCAACATGCGCCATGTCGTGACCGAGGTTGGGGCAATCGCCCGCCGCGCCCTTGGAGGCAGCAATGCAGAGTAGGCTGACGACGGAACAGTACGAAGTCGAGGCCCGCGTGGTCTACGACAGACATCACGATTTCAGCAATGAACGCGGGCCCTCCGAGGGTGGTCGCATCGGTGTCGCATACGGAAGCGAGATATTTTGGGTCGGATCATATTGCTTCCCCGGCGACGACATGGCCTCGTATGGCGTGAAGGTCGACTTCGCCAAGGAACTGGTGGCACGCTGGAACGCCGGCCGCGCCGCTCTCGCCAGGGAGGGGAAGTAAGATGGGAGAGATCACAAAGCCTACTTATGGAGCGCCGTGTAATGGCTGCGGCCTTTGCTGCCGCATGGAAGTGTGCGGGATCGGAAAGATGGCCTACCCCGAGGCGTCGGCACCGTGCCCCGCCCTGCGATGGGATGGGAATCAGCATCGGTGCGCGCTGATTGAGATGGAGGCCGCATCTGGCCTAGAGCCGCTTATGGCGGAAGCGCTGGGCATCGGCAAGGGCTGCGATTCAGACGGTGAGGTCGCCCCATGACCAACCGCGAGATCACAGCCATAGGCGGGGCTATCGTGTTCGGTATCCTACTGGTGTCCACCCTTGTGTTTGAGCTGGGGAAGATGAGGGGATGGTGGGGATGAACACGGCATTTCTGCTCATGGCTCAATACGAGGGTAAGGCGGTCATCCCGGCTGATGACGTGCGGCGGGATTATTTTTCTCACCTGACGCTCGACCAGTTCCTGCGCAAAGTCGGCCACGGCGATATCGAGCTGCCGCTGATCCGTATCGAGGCCAGCCAGAAATGCGCGAAAGGCGTGCATCTGCAAGACCTTGCGGATTATCTCGACGCCAAACGGGCCGCCGCGAAGAAAGAATTGGCGCAATTGACGGGGTGAAAAATCCTCCGCAAAAGCTTACGGCGTCGTACCGCTATGACACTAACCGATTGTAAATCCTACTGCAAACTGTTACTGTCGGTCCCATCCATCATGGGCGCTACCGCGAAACGGCGACCATTGGAACGACTGGCTAATCCCGGATTACCGGGGATTTCTCGCATCTGAGGCAAAGGGCATTCCCGTGCATTTTGGTGGTTCCTTGACGATTCACTCCGAGAAGTACGACAAAGTCGTACCGCAGGGAGGGCGTGTCGTACCGATGGGAACTATCATCGCGCGCAAGCGCAAGGACAAAAGCACGGGTTACACGGCCCAGATCGTTATCAAGAAAGACGGGAGGATTGTCCACAGGGAGGCCAAGACCTTTGACCGGCGGCCGGCAGCGGCGGCGTGGATGGAGAAGCGCGAGAAGGATTTGCGCGCGGGCGTCCCGGCTGGCGAAGACCCGACACTGGCCAAGGTCATCGAGAAGTACACCGAGGGTTCCAAGCGTGAGGTCGGGCGAACGAAGGCCCAGGTACTCCGCGCCATCAAGGGGTACGACATCGGGACAATGCGGGGGTCTGATATCGGCAGCTCGCACATCGTGGCCTTTGCCACCGAGCTTGCCGAGACGGTGCAACCGCAGACGGTCGCCAATTACCTGTCGCACCTTTCGGCGGTGTTCGCCGTCGCCAGACCGGCATGGGGCTACCCGCTGGACCAGCAGGCAATGGC